CCCAGTTCGCCGAACAGATCGCCAAGCTCAACGGCGTCGCCTCGCCATTCCACTCCTTCGCTGTCGATCCGACCGTGCAGCAGAAGCTGGAATCGCGCATGCAGGAATCGAGCGAGTTCCTGTCCAAGGTCAACATCATCCCGGTGGACGAATTGTCCGGCCAGAAGGTTGGCATCGGCGTCACCGGCAGCATCGCCAGCCGTACCGACACGGGTGCAGGCAAGACCCGCACCCCGCGCAACGTGGCCGCGCTCGACAAGAACGAGTACCTGGCAAAGAAGACCGACTTCGACACCGCCATCCCGTATGCGTTGCTCGATTCCTGGGCCAAGTTTCCGGACTTCCAGGCACGCCTGCGCGATGCCATCGTCAAGCGCCAGGCGCTGGACCGTCTGCAGATCGGTTTCAACGGTACGCATGCGGCCGCCGACACCGATCGCGCCGCATTCCCGCTGTTGGAAGACGTCAACATTGGCTGGCTGCAGCAGTACCGCACCAACGCCGCCCAACGCGTGCTGGCGAGCGGCAAGACGGCCGGCAAGGTCGTGATCGGCGGTGCCGGTGCCGACTACGGCAACCTCGACGCGCTGGTGTATGACGTGGTGAGCAACCTGCTCGACCCGTGGCACCGCAAGGATCCGAGCCTGGTCGTGGTGCTGGGCCGCGACCTGATGCACGACAAGTATTTCCCGATGGTCAACAAGGATCAGCCGGCCAGCGAGAAGATCGCCACCGACCTGATCTTGAGCCAGCGCCGCGTCGGCGGCCTGCAGGTGGCCGAGGTGCCGTATCTGCCGGACGGCGCGCTGATGGTGACCTCGCTGGCGAACCTGTCGATCTACTACCAGACCGGCGGCCGTCGCCGTTACATCCAGGAAGTGCCCGCACGCGATCGCATCGAGAACTACGAGTCCTCCAACGATGCGTACGTAGTCGAAGACTACGGCCTGGGCTGCGTGGTCGAGCACATCGAGATTGAGGCTTAAACCATGGCCGACAGTCCCGCCAAGCGTCACCACAGCCGCGTGCTCGCCGAGCTGGAAGCCGCCCAGCGTGCACCGCACCAACTGATGGCCGGCGCCACCGCCTACGAGCAGCACATGGCGCAGCTGCAGAGCGATCGCCTGCGGCTGAAGCAGATCCAGTCCGACCAGGGCAAGGCCGCGCTCAAGGTGCAGCTGCTGCCGGCCTACGTGCCGTATCTGGCCGGCGTGCTGGCCGGTGGCCAGGGTGCGCAGGACGAGATCGTCATGACGTGCATGGTCTGGCGCATTGATGCCGGCGACTATGCCGGCGCGCTGGAGCTGGGCGCCTATGTGCTCAAGCACAACCTGCAGATGCCCGATCGCTTCTCCCGCACGGTGGGCTGCGTGTTGGCTGAAGAAGTGGCCGACGCCGCGTTGTCGGCGCAGAAGACCGGCCAGCCGTTCGATGCGGCCATCCTGGCCGACACCGCCGCGCTGACCGCCGAGCAGGACATGCCCGACGAGGTGCGCGCCAAGCTGCACTTGGCACTGGCCCGTTCGTATCTGGCCGGCATCACCGATGAAACGCCCGCCGACCAGGCGCAGCCGATTGCCGCTGCCGCTGTCGCCGACCTGCAGCGCGCCATCGCACTGCACGGCAGCTGCGGTGGCAAGAAGGATCTGGAGCGCGCCGAGCGCCTCTTGAAGAAGTTCAGCGCTGAGCCTGCGGGCACCAGCGCCTAACCGAGCGTCCCCGCAACCCTCGCCGGCTCGGGGCTGATCCACAGCACTCCATCGCTGCGGTGACGCCCCGACCACCGGCGATCTCTTCCGAGCCATCCATGAGCGGATTCACTGCCACCGGCAGCACCAGCGCCACGCCTGATGCGATCGCCAACGCACCGTTCTGGCCGGCGATCGCACCGGCGAGTGTGCGGGCAAGCATGCGCCTGGATGGCACCATCACCGATGCGCGCCTGCGCCAGGCCATCGTCGCCGCCATGTTGGCGGTCAACGATGAGCTCCAGACCTGGGCGCAGACACAGCAGGCTGCCGGCTGGGCTGCGTTGGCCGATGTACCAAGCACCACCGTCGACGGTCTCTCGCGCCGCGTACAGCTGTATTTGCGCGCCGTTGCGTGTGCCACCGCCGTCGAGGTGGCCGAGCGTTACCGCAGCTTCGACGCTACCGACAGCGCCAACCAGCGCGCCGATGACTTGTCACCCAGCATCACCGAGCTGCGCCGCGACCAGCGCTGGGCTGTGCGCGATCTTCAGAACCTGCCGCGCAGCACGGTGGAGCTCATCTGATGCGCGTGCACGCCATGCAAGGCGACACCGTCGACCTGCTGTGCTGGCGCCACCTGGGCAGCACGGCCGGCCTGGTCGAGCGCACCTACCTCCTCAATCCCGGCCTGGCCGAACTGGGCGCCGTGCTCCCGCATGGCACGCCAGTGGAGTTGCCCGAGGTAACCACCACCACGGCGGCGATGACGCCGCTTGTGCAGCTATGGGACTGATCTGATGACCGAACCCACCTCCGTATCGAGCGGCTTCTTGATCGCCACCGGTGTGGGCCTTGCCTCCGTGCTACCTGGCATCGACGGCGATGCGCTGATCGGCGCCTTCGCGGGCGGCGCGTTGTTCGTGGTGTCCGCCGCCAAGCAACCACTGCTGGCGCGACTGATCTATTTCCCGGTGAGCGTGATCGCAGGCTACCAGCTGGCGCCGGAGCTGCTGCGCTGGTTGCCGATCAAGTCCAGCGGCGTGGCCGCCTTCGCTAGCGCGGCGTGCGCTATCACGGTCACGCTGGGTCTGATCGAAAAGAGCAAGTCATTCGACTTTTCCTTCCTACGTCGTGGAGGTCCGCCCAGTGCATAGCCTGGTCACCGTCCTGACGTTGATGGCCTCGCTCGCCATCTGCGTCCGCCTGCTTACCTACCACCGCCCGGTCGATGCGCGTCATCGACGCGGCGCGGGCTGGTGCGCGTGGTTGCTGATTGCCAGCACCGGCGGTCAGGCGCTGCACATCCTGCTTGCCGGCGCCGGCTCGCAAGTCAGTCTCTGGCACCTGGGCACGTTGATCGTGCTGGCGGTGCTCACCTACCGCGCCCAGGGCAATGTGGCGCGCATCCTGAAGGTCGATTGATGTTCACCGATACCCAGCTCGCCTCGATCATGCAGTGCTCGCCGCAACGCGCACAGCGCTGGCACAGCCCGCTGCTTGCCGCCGCCAACCGCTTCGGCATCACCACCAAGCGCCGCGCCGCGCACTGGCTCGGCCAGGTTGGCCACGAAAGCCTGAGCCTGTCGCGCATGGAAGAAGGGCTGACCTACACCACCAGCGCACGGCTGTTGGAAGTGTTCGGCGCACGCATCACGCCCGCACAGGTGCCAAAGTTCCTGCGCAACCCGGTCGGCCTGGCCAACTTCGTCTACGCCAACCGCCTGGGCAATGGCAACGAAGCCAGCGGCGACGGTCATTTCTTCCGGGGCCGTGGTCCGATGCAGCACACCTTCCGGGGCAACTACCGCCGTATCGGTGGCCTGATCGGCTTGTCCGTGGAAGAGCAGCCGGATCTGCTGCTGCAGGTTGAACCCAGTGCACTGGGCGCGGCCGCGTACTGGCACGACAACGGGCTCAACGTGCTGGCCGATGCCGGCGATGTGCTGGGCCTGGGCCGCAAGATCAACCTGGGCAACGCACGCGCCAAGCGCTTGCCCGAAGGCCACAGCGATCGCGTCACGCGCACGCAGCGCGCCCTGCAGATCCTGGGCGTCAACTGATGGTCACGCGCCTGATCATCCTGCTGGCGCTGATTGCAGTGCTCGTCGGTGGCTGTGTTTGGCAGGAGCAGCGCGTCAGCGCCGCGCAGAAAAACCGCGATGCCGCGCTGCAGGCAAAGCGCCAGGCCGAAGCCGAACGCGACAGCGCCAAAGGCTCCACCACTGTCGTGACGCAGTACGTCGACCGCGTGCAGATCGTGCGCGAAGCCGGCGCCACCATCACCCGCGAGGTCCCGATCTATGTCACCCAGAAAGCCGATGCTGCTTGCGCTATCCCTGCTGGCTTTGTGCGGCTGCACGACGCCGCCGCCACGGGCAACCCTGCCGGGCCGCCCACCGGAGATCCTGATGCGCCGGCCGCCGGTATTACGCTCTCTGGCATTGCCGGTACCGTCGCCGACAACTACACCAACTGCCACGCCACCGCCGCGCAGCTGAGCGCGCTACAGGACTGGGTCGACCTGCATGCACCGGAGCCGGCGTCATGATCAAGCCCGCCAACCTGCGCGCGCATCTGGTCGCGGCGCTGCCGGATCTGGCGCGCGATGCCGACCGGCTGCTGGTGTTTATCGACGCCGGCAGCCTGATCAGCACATTCCAGCCAGGGCTCTCATTCGAGTACCAGTACACACTCAACCTGATTTTGACCGACTACGCAGGGCACCCGGATAGCGTGATGCTGCCGCTGCTGGAGTGGGTGCAGGTCAACCAGTCCGAGCTACTCTCCAACCCTGCGCGCCGTGGCGACATCGCCTTCGAGGCCGACATCCTCGCCAACGACGCAGTGGATCTGTCGATCAAGTTGCCGCTCACCGAACGCGTGGTCGTGACGGCGAAGGATGGCGGCGGCTACGACATCACCCATGCACCCGAGCCGCAGATCGATCCCACATGGATGACCTGACCGCACTGGAGACCTGGGTCGCACCGCTGCTGGCACGCCTGCAGGAGAGCGAGCGGCGCAAGCTGGCCCGCAAGATCGGCACCGCGTTGCGACGCTCGCAGAGCCAGCGCATCGGCAAGCAGCAGGCGCCCGATGGCACACCGTATGCGCCGCGCAAGGAACAACTGCGGGATAAGGCGGGCAGAGTCAAACGCAAGAAGATGTTTGTAAAGCTGCGGCAGGCCAAGTACTTCAAGGTCAGCGCCAGTCCTAACCAGGTGAGCGTGGGATTTGTGGGGCGCGTGTCACGAATCGCGCGCGTGCACCAAGAAGGCTTAAGCGAAAGCGTACGACCTGGTGGTCCAAGGGCACGTTACGAGAGGCGCGTGCTATTGGGACTCACTGAGCAAGACCGGCACCTCATCCGCGACCAACTCTTGAGTCACTTAGGCTAGACCGGGATTGTCGAGACGCTATGAGAACGTTCCCCCTGTTAGATGCGCCTGTTGAGGGCGCTTCAGCAAAATGCTGCGGTGGGATCGCAGTCGCACATAACATCGACGGCCCATTTTTTAAAAATAGATTTTGAGTGATTTTTATTTATATTTGAATATATTCAATATTTGCCCAGGGCGCTGTTCTTGCTTGGACCAACAACGAATATCGGTTGAATGCAATTTTCATAGTTACATCCCTCCCGCCAACCGTACACCTGCCATTGGGGCAACGGCCAACAACGATTACGTCAATTGTACTGGCAGTGCGGCAGTGCAGGAATGCTTAACTGGCGTAGAAATGCAGCGCATGCGATAGCGCCTCCCACAAGAAGCACCGTTATCCCACAGACCATCCGAAACCGTCACTACCTGGTAGTTTCGCCCGCTGACTTGATCTTCCGGTACATTGCAACCCTGGACAAGGTCTGCGGGACGACGAGCGTTATTTCCATAAAAACTAATTGTACCGATGTCTGCAAATGCGGCCGAAGAAAAGAGCAAACCGATTGCTGCGACACTAAAGCCTAGTAAAATTTTATGTTTCATGACTATTCCCATGTGGACGTAAAGGCTCTCAGGTCGCGCAACTCAGCTGCATCAAATATGCGAAAATTTGTTGCTGTTTGCGATTTTTTTTTGGGGGGGGGAACCATCATTTTTTTGTAGAACGAGAGCCAACAATTCGCTGCCTGCAGATTTTCCGAGGTGGCACGAGATCATTGCGTACCGTTCGACGCAATCATCTAATGGCCTCCTTCACTGCTGTAGACCTGTCCAAACTTGAAGCACCAGCTCTGATCGAAGAGTTGGACTTTGAGACGATCTTCGCCGAAGCGCTGGCCCAGTTCCGGCGCCTAATGCCGGAATTCTCCGCGCTCACCGAAGCGGATCCGGTCTACAAGCTCCTGCAGCTGTTTGCGGCCCGCGAGCTGCTGATCCGCCAGCGCGCCAACGACAAGGCCCAGCAGACCATGCTGGCCTTCGCCACCGGCACCAACCTCGATCACCTGGGCGCATTGTTTGGCGTCGCGCGCCTGGTGCTCGATCCGGGGCAGCCGGAGAACGGCATTGCACCGACCCGTGAGTCGGACGTGGACTTCCGCCGCCGCATCCAGCTGGCGCCGGAGGGCTTCAGCGTGGCAGGCCCGGAGGGCGCGTACATCTATCACGCGCTCAGCGCGTCAGCCGATGTCATGGACGCCAGTGCCACCAGCCCCGCACCTGGGCAAGTGCTGGTCACCGTGCAATCGCGCAAAGGCGATGGCACCGCCCCGCAGGAACTGCTCGACGAAGTGGCGGCCGTGCTCACCGATGCCGACGTACGCCCATTGACCGACGAGGTAGCGGTCCAGAGCGCGCAGATCGTCCCGTACGCCATCCGTGGGCGCGTCTACACCTACGCTGGCCCCGACTCGGCGGTGGTTATGCGCGAGGCCCTGCGTAGCCTGCAGGCCTATCTCGCCGAGGCGCACCGCATCGGCCGCGACGTCCCGGAATCCGCAATCAAGGCCAAGCTGTTCGCCGATGGTGTGCAGCGCGTCGAGCTGGACTCGCCTGCAGCCGACATCCGGATCAGCCGCACGCAGGCCGCCTACTGCACCGCGATCGACATCGTGCACGCCGGCATCGATGAGTAACCCTCTGCCGCCCAACGCCACGCCGATAGAGCGCGCCCTGGCGGCCGTCACCGCTCGCCTGGAAGCGATCCCGCTGCCATACCCGGATCTGTGGAATCCAGACACGTGCCCGGCCGGCCATCTGCCGTGGCTGGCCTGGACGCTGTCG